ACATGCAGAACATGCCACGTGGTGGGACATTTCCTGTAAAACGGGTATTCAAGTCCCGATTTTCAGGAGGTAAGATCATGGAGGCTGACTTCGCTCAGCTAGAGTTTAGGGTGGCGGCGTATCTGTCACAGGATGAAGTAGCAATCAAAGAAGTAACGGAGGGTTTTGATGTCCATTCGTACACCGCTCAAGTCATTTCGGAAGCGGGTCAGGCAACTACAAGGCAGGAGGCGAAGGCACATACATTCGCTCCACTCTACGGAGCAACAGGCTTCGGAAGAACACCAGCAGAAGCAAGATACTACGAACACTTCACAGAGAAGTACAAAGGTATCGGACGATGGCACCAAGAGTTAGCCAAGGAGGTGCTATCAAAAGGTGTAATGACCACGCCCAGTGGCAGGCAGTTTAAGTTTCCCGGAACTAAGCGCAGGCGCAACGGCACAGTCACTAACTTTACAGCGATTAAGAATTATCCCGTGCAGTCATTCGCAACTGCTGATATAGTACCTGCTGTATTGTTGCAGATTGAAAAGCGGATGAAAGGGTTACAGTCCTGCATTGTGAATAGTGTGCATGACTCCATCGTCATAGACATACACCCGGACGAGGAAGATAAAGTATTGGGTGTAATTGGGTCAGTTAATAATGATCTCAAGAAAATCATTGATGAAAGATTTTTGATAAATATTAATGTCCCACTATTGCTTGAAGCAAAAATTGGTGTAAACTGGCTAGAACAAGAGGAGGTCTGAAATGACAAATCAATTAACAACATTGGACTCAGGCAACTTTGCTGAAATGGCAAAGGCTATGGGTATGACACAGGACATGGGCGGAGACGGTAAAGCCAAGTCTTCTACACTCCCACGTCTTCGTATCTGGAATCAGCCAGTCATGGGACAGGTTGATATCAAGGGCAAGATGAAGAACATGGAGGTTGTACCGGCAGGTATGTTCCGCCTGCAATTGCCTGACGACAAGTATGTGTACGCAGAAAGTGTCAATCTGCGTGTGTTCGTACAGCGTTTTATGTACAAACGCTATGACTCAAACAACAACATGTACATCAAGACACTGATGGCTGAAGATCTTAATGGGGATCTGAAAGACAACACAGGTGGTCTTAACTGTGGCAAGCCCGCAGGGTACATTAAAGACTTTCAGGCATTGCCTGATGACACAAAGGCGTTGATCAAGCAGATCAAACGTGTCCGGGTTCTCTTGGGTGAGGTGGAGTTGGTCAACCCCGTGGATGAGGAAGGTAATGAAGTGGACATGGAAGTCCAGCCATTCATCTGGGAGATTGACAATCGTGATGCTTTCAAGACATTGGGTGAACCATTCACTCAAATGGCTAAGCAACGCCGGTTGCCAGTACAGCACTGGATCACATGTGGTTCAGAAGAGCGTTCAATTCCGACAGGTGCAAAGTTCTACGTACCTACAGCGTCCATTGATCTGACTAACTCCATTGATTTGTCAGACGATGACCAAGGCCGCTTCAGTGACTTCCTTGAGTGGATTAATAACTACAATGAATACATTGTCAGTGCTTGGAATGACAAGCGTTCTCAGAAGATGGAAGCTGAAGACGAGGCTTTAGTTGAAGACTTCATCGACATTGAAGTGGACGGGGACGAGTAATGGATGTTACGCACCCCGGTGAGATACGAATACATAAGTATCTAGAGGATGTTCGTAAAGCGAAACGTGGCATGTCCGATGCCACAATCGCTCGCATCGTTCGTGATGTAGAGGAAGCTGTACGTAAACAGTTTAATCAGAAGGAACGAAAGTTCTCATTGCGTATGTCGAACATAGGTCGTCCTGAGTGCCAACTGTGGTTTGAAAAGAACAAGCCAGAGGAAGGCATTGACATGCCCGCTAACTTCCTGATGAACATGATGATTGGTGACATCGTGGAAGCTGTCTTCAAAGGAGTGTTGACAGAAGCGGGTGTGGACTTCAGTGATGGATTCAAATCTACATTGACCGCAGGTCGTCATAAGATTGACGGCACCCATGATTTAATTATGGATAAAAAAGTTGATGATATTAAATCAGCATCTCAGTGGTCATACAAAAACAAGTTCAAGGATTACGCCACTCTCAAAGAGCATGATGCCTTTGGGTATATCGGTCAGCTAGCAGGCTACGCTAAAGCATTGGGTGTTGATCCCGGTGGATGGTGGGTAGTCAATAAAGCAAACGGAGAGTTCAAGTATGTTTCTGCATGGGACATGAAGCCTCATTTGGACGAGATCATTAACGATGTCGCTAAGAAAGCTGACTCACTTGAATCCAATCAGTTCAAGCGTTGTTTTGAACCAGTCGAAGAGACATTCAGAACTAAACCTACAGGCAATAAAATTCTAGGTGAAGAATGTAGTTGGTGTAGGTTCAGGCACAAGTGTTGGCCCTCTCTACAGGAGCTACCCGCACTTGCATCTAAGGCGAAGGAACCGCCTATCGTTGCATATGTTGAGATAGCAGATGAATATCAGAAGAAGCAAAGTACGGAGTAACGCTATACGGCATGGCTACAGATCAGGTCTTGAGCATGTAGTCAAAGATTCTCTGAATCAAAGGAAGTGTAAAGCTCAATACGAATGCTTCAAGATTGAATGGGAAGATCTGATGTACAGGAAGTACACACCGGACTTCTTATTACCAAATGGAATAATCATAGAAACGAAAGGCAGGTTCACCCCTGCTGATCGTGTGAAGCATTTAGCGATCAAAAAGCAACATCCTAATTTGGATATCCGATTTGTGTTTAGTAACAGTAACGCTAAGCTACGGAAAGGTTCTAAGACTACGTATGCGGATTGGTGTGACAAGCACGGATTTTTGTACGCAGACAAGGATGTCCCAGATGAGTGGATACAAGAGAAAGGTAAGACAACCTACCCTAAACTTGTAGAGTTCCCATACGAAAAGATAGAAAGGTAATGTTGTGACAGATGAAATAGTAGATAATACACACTCATCATTCGCAGTAGCTGTCGAGCCTGAGTTTGACAGTGATGGCAAGTGGACAGGCACAATCTCCACTCACATTGAGGAGGAGGTAAAAGGTGATCTATCTAATGAGGAGTTGGTACAGATACGATCTGTCTGTGGTATGATGGCTAGTACATTGTTGCTGATGGAAACCGATGAAGACTTTTTAGAATACGTAAGAGGTTTCTTCCTAGCCAACAGCGAGGAAATGATCAGTGAAATGTTAGGTGAAATTGAAGACAAACCAAACTTTACTAAGGAAGGTAATGTCATCACCCTTAACTTTGATACGAAGACACACGGGAGTGCATGATGAGTCTAAAAGACATTCGCTCTGAGTTAACATCAGAACTGAACGCCATGATTGAAGACACCGTCGAAGATGAAATCTTTGACATGGTGATGAAACCCAAACACTACAATACCGGGCAGTACGAAACCTATGATATCATCGTTGATGTGCTAGGTAAGTACGATGCTATTTCATATTGCCGTGGTAATGTTCTCAAGTATATGTTGCATCGTCTCTGGAATAAGGGTGACCCCATAGAGAATGCACGTAAAGCCCAATGGTATCTTGAAAAGATGATTGAGCTTATGCAGGAAACAGAAGGGACTAACTGGTAATGAGTGTTGAAATAAAGGTTGACTTGCAGTTTGAAATAGATATAACTGAAGTTTCGCCTGAACATAGGCATGAAGATGGAATCACAGAAATTATCCAAGACGTTCTTGATGCGTGTATGTATGACATTCCGGGTTCAGAACTCAAGCGATGTGAAATATCTATTGAAGGAATTGATTGATGTCAGACGTAGTCGATTACTTGGGGATCAAGATAGATCTACACAGGGATCAGGAACTAACTGAGCAAGCGATGTCTTTGCTCAAAGATTATTACATGACAGACAGCGAGTTGTACGCACAACAGGCATTCGCACGTGCCGCTGTCGCATATTGCGAGGGTGACTATGCTTTTGCTCAACGGATTTATGACTATGCTAGCAAGTGTTGGTTTATGTTTGCATCTCCGGTCTTGTCTAATGCACCCAGAGACGGAGAGGATATCAAGGGTCTTCCTATCAGTTGTTTTCTCACTTATGTTGGTGACAATCTGGAGTCCCTTATTGATCACAATGCTGAAGTTGCATGGCTATCTGTCAAAGGAGGTGGAGTCGGCGGTCACTGGTCTGATGTACGCCCTGTAAGTGACAA